ACTTAAGGTCTGCTTTAAACAATTTTGTCAGGCGATTAGCTATTCATAATTGCGACATATGGGATCTGTATTGCTTCCGATGCTCTCATCCCAAACACTATCATCAAATTTTGGCTATTGTCATAATAAACAAGTTTATTGGTATCACCAGTAGCGCATGAAGTCGGTATGATATATCTTGCGCCTGTGCAAATAGAATTTGGGTTAACCCATATTATTGATTCTGCGGCTTCAGTTGCAGTTACAGTATGCTGCCAAACGCCTATTGAAAATAACGATTTTAACTTATCTGCCATTTCTCATGGCCCCCTTTTACTCGGCATTCGGTTCCGGTTCTGCCGATTTCCACACGACAGGCTGCTCAACCACTGCCCCGTTGCTGTCATTGACTGCGGCATAGCAGTAATCCGTTCCCTGTTCGTGTCCATAGCCGTAGGCTGACAGATAAGCGTGAAAGCCTTGACGGGCGGCATCGGCAGTCTGATGGACAACGAGGCCCTTTTCAAAGGTTCCGTTCTTGCGCTTTGCCTGAGACAGAAAATAAACTACATCCATGATTTAATACTCCTTTCTTAATTCTGCGGTAAGATGAATGTCGGTTTCATGTAAAATGCAGAGGTATAATTTGCTATCGTTATAACATAACCGCCAGCCTCTTCGGCAATAGTGATGTCTGCCGGTGGATTATTCGGAGAGATCGGTGTGGTGAGGTTGGCGTCCGAAAACAGGCCCCAGTTGGCAACCTTATGGTTCGCCGTCATCCCGGTCACGTTTTCCTTCATGTATGTCCCGTTCTGATTAATTGCTGTCGTATTTCCGATCAGAGCCAGTTGATTTAAGGTGTTCTTTATACCAACTAATTCAGCTCCAACGGTCGTCTGCGTGCAGTTTGTTCCCGGCGTGATTGTGTTGCCGATTTGGATTGCTGCCGTTGCGACATAAAGGACGTTTGCAAGGATAAAATAGTCCCCGACGGCGTAAGCGTTCGCTGCCGTCGTGCTTGCTTCCTCCTGTGCAATAAGGGCCTTTACAAAATCAGCGCCCGCGCCGTCAATCCCCTGGTATGCGACCGTATAATAAACCGTCGTGCCTGAATCAAAGGTCAGCGTCGTTTTTGTCCAACTGAATTGCCCCTGAACAGGAGCGGGCCGCGTTCCTGACCATCCGGACGCCGGCGGCGTTGTTCCGCTTGCGTCGTTGGCGTATTCGTAAGCCGTGCTTTGCAGCGTCGGAGCCGGGCCTGTCGCATAAACGCCGCTATCGACATAGGCGTTTATATCACTGTCCCAAATCATCCAATGATTCGTTACGTTGTCAATATAAGGGGAATGCCCTGCAGCGCCAAGGACGCCGGCAATCTGCAGCGTCAGGATGTTGTAATAATCGGACGACAGGAATTCGTTGTCAGTTACGGCGCTCGGCTGCACGTTATTCGCCCAACCAAAAGCCGTGACGCGCGCCTCGTTGGCGTCGTAGAATTCAAGCTGCATCAGGACCGTGCCGGCAACCGTCAGCGCCTGCTGCACAATCTTGACGGTCGCAACGCTTCCGGTCCATGTAACGGCCTGGTTTCCGTCTTCGTCCACGTCATAAACGCCGCTTGTCCCGTCAGGCTTGTGAAAGCGGACGACGCCGTGATAACCGACCTGCGGATTCCATGCTGTCGAGCCATCAACAAGCGTTGCCTGAATCTGCCGTGATAGCTGATCCCCCTGGACGGCCCATGAGACGGCCGCAATGTTGGGGAGCTGCATATTAAGCGTTAGCGCCGTTGTTACTGGATTCATCTTTTAACACCTCTCTTTCTTTGAGTTTCTGCGCGACCTGAACAATTGAGTTGTATACGGCCGACATCTGCAGCCAGTATTCGCCATCAACCTTTACGGTCCGCAGCAGGTTTGCCGCGCTTGCAAGCTCGTTAATCAGCTCGTCCATTGTTGCCCTCGCTTTCTATCGTCGTTTCCGTGCCGCCTCGCAAAACGGCCTGCGTCCCGTATGGCTGCACGGCAACTGCGATCAAGGTAGTAAATCCGGTAAATACCCGGCTGCCGTAAATCATCCTGCTTGTTTTCTCAGGATTGGAAAAGATTGCCGCGGCCTCGGCAAAGCTGACGTCATCAATTGCGACATAAGCCTCGTTTGGAATTGACGCAAAAAACGTGCAATTGTGCGTTTCGCCGTTTGCAAAAGTTATTGTCTCCATTAGCCTTCGCCTCCTGATCCGAGATAATAAGCGTTTAACACGCTTGACCATTTCGGCGTAAATCCTGCCCCGCCCATAACGATTGCCCCGCCAACTGTCAGCGTTTGCCCAACGTTAAAATACGTCGGACCGGCGGCGCCTTGGTACGCCGTAGCATTTCCATAGTTTGCAGCATAGCCGAGATTTGTATTGATGCCGGAAACCGTGTTGTCGGTCGTTATTGTACTTGACGACAGGTTGCCGCTTGAGCCTCCTGTAACCGTGCTTGACGCAATGTTGCCGCCGCGGATAGTTGACGCCGCAAGGTTGCCGGTCGGAACTCCGCCACTGATTCCTCCCGTCAGCGTTCCGATTGCAATATTCCCGGACGCCCCGCCTGTTATGGTGTTGTCTGCGATCTTTGCGCCCGTTATGCTCTTGGCGTTGATCCTGTCAACGTTCAGCGTGCCGGCCGTGATGTTGGAAGCGTTTAGATTGCTTACCGTAACAACGGAAGCGTCAAGCGTTCCCGTTTTGATGTTGGAAGCGTTTAGATTTGTTACGTTTGCCTTTGACGCGTCAAGCGTTCCGGTTTTGATGTTGGAAGCGTTTAGATTTGTTACGTTTGCCTTTGACGCGTCAAGCGTTCCGGTCGTAATGAAATCGGCGACAATTGCGCCGTCCATTGTTATTGCTGTCGTATACGGCCCACTGTAACCGTATGGCGAATAACCAAAGCCGCCGAGATTGAAACGCCACAATTTCGATGCGGTCAGGATGTTTTCCGTATTCATGACAACTAACTCTGTCCAATTGCCGTCGTTGTCATAAATCGCGCGCATATAGCCGCCCTTAGCTCCCGTAATCTGCTCCGTCGCGTTTTCAATCGCATTCTGCTGCGCGCTGCTCTGCTGCTGCTGGTAAATGCTGTTCTGATTGTTCAGGCTGTTAATGATCTGCGTAACCTGGGCCTGAATCCGCGGCGGGACCGTGGAAAGCACAACCTTGTTTTTCTGCGGCAGATACGGATAAATCCAGCGCTCGACGATTATATGAACGATCTGCGCCCCGCTCCGCGTCTGATCTATCAGGATGCAGCGCGAAAAAAGCTTGAAATCAAGCTCGGCGTATTTCTCCGGGTTTGTTGCGGCAAGGTCCACGACGTCGCAGTCAAACGACCGCTGCGGGACGGCCATAGTTTCAAGCCGCTCTATTGCTGCAGCAAGCAGGTTTGCCGCGACGGTATAGCGTTCGTCTTTCCAGAATGCGCAAATCACGCGGCTGCTGTAAGTGTTGTTATCGACATACGGTTTGCCGCCGTTGATGCTTGCAAAGGAAAGCCCGTCTTTCCCGTAGGCATAAAGCCGCGTTGCAAAGCCGGTGCTTTTCCCCTTGTAGTTGTTCTCTTTCAGGTTCAAGTCACGCGTAACAAACGCGCCGAGATTTTGCCCGTTTGCCATGTTAACGATTGTCAAGCCCTTGTTGACGTTATCGAAACGATACGTCACGCCGTTAAACGTTTCCCGGCATTGCTCCAGTACGTCAAGCGGCGTCGCGCTTGTCAGCTCTATGGTCCTCTGATAGGTCAGACCGCTTTCGTCTGTAACGGTCCAGCCTGTAGGCGCAACGGACCTGACCATTGCGGCGACAGAAAGAGACGCGGATTTGTAATCAACGATTAGGCTTGCTTTCCATTCGTCAAGGTCTATTTGGCATTTGACGTTTGCCGTCTCCGATCCGGCGTCAATGGCTTTGACAAGATAATATGCAGCGTCCGTGCTTTCTGATTGCTCAAGGATGCTGCTTTCTTCCTGTATAGCCTGAAAAGCTTCGTCCCAAATAGAAACCTCAAAGCAAAGCTCATCAAGGCCGCTTACAAGCTGCCGTATATAATAGCCGTCAACGTTCAGCGGTACGGCTCCGCTGCCGGTGTAAAGCGTTAGCATGCTGCCGCCCTCCTGTTATATATACGTCGGCGCATATTGTACCGTCACGTCGTCGTCGCAATCTATCACGTTCGGCCCTGGAACGAGCTGCGGAAAGTTTACCCAAACAACAGACGCCGCCGTATTTACGCCGTTCTTTGTTATCTTGCCGTCGATTCCGTCGAATACGAGAACGTCGCCGGCAGTTACGGTTGCGAATACAGCGCCGCCGAGCTGGTAATTACTTCCGCTGGTCCCGACCGTCGCCGTCAGTCGGCAGTCAGTAACCGGCGCGGTTGAACGGCAATAAAGCGTCTCCCCTGCCGGCAGCGTAACAGTCTGCAGCGCGTCATGCCGAATTCCCTTGAAATGGTAGTCGCTTTTTATCTGCGCCGTCTTGCTTCCAATGCCGATCAGGGTTTCGGCCCCGGTCCCGGTGCAATAGACGTCGTAATAAAAACCGTCGTCAGGGATAAACAGCTCTGATTTCTCGAAAAGCGCCGCGTTCAGCGCGGACCGGTTCCGTTTCGCCTGCCGCAGGTCTTCCGCTTGAAAAACAACCGTCAGGACAATTTCGCGCAGCCCAAAAATGTTTTTGAGCTGATTCCAGCTCGTCCGGTTTACGCCCTGGAACACGGCCGGCGTGAATGGCGTTTCTCCGATGCTGTAATTCAGCAGGGACGCGCCGCCGTATGTTGCAAGCGGTTTCCCGTTTACCGTGCAGTCGAAAAACGCGCATTTATCCATTTAGATTTCCTCCCAAGCAAGCTGCTGCCCCATGCTCCACGCGGTCGCCCTTGCGATCTCTCGGCCGTCAAGCGTGACAGGAACGACAATATACGTTCCGTCAACGCTGCCGGTTGCCGACAGGTTTACGGAAACGTTCCGCTCCATAGCGTCAGCGGCAAAGCCTCCGGCCATAATCGGCCGCATTGCTTCCTCGGCCGTGTCGCCGATCCCCGCATAAACGTCGTGGACAATTCTTGTCATTTCCTGCTCGTTCTCTTCAAAGCCCTGCTCTGTGCCTTCTACGGACATTTCGCCTATGTATTTGAATTTCTTTGATGGTGAAGAAATGCCAAGCGCGCGTTTTGCGCTGTTCCAAAGGTTGTTTACGGCCTCCTGCACTTTGCCGACAAGGCTGCCCCAAAGCCCTGTTATACCGTTCCAGATGCCCGCAACGATGTTGCTGCCAATGCTTGCCCAATCTGCGTCTTTAAAGGCGTTAATCAGCGCAACGATTATCTGCGGTATCATGGCAAGCAATTGCGGGATTGCCTGAACAAGCCCGGTCGCAATGGCAATCAGAAGATAGACGCCCGTTTCCAGCAGCTCCGGGCCATGCTCTCCGATAGACGAAACGAGCCTTGACAAAACCTCAACCGCGGCTGTTATCATTCTCGGAATAGCCTGCACAAGTCCTGCGGCAAGGGATACGAGAAGCGCGACGCCGCCGTCAACCATTGCAGGCAGGTTATCAATCAAAAGACCAAACAGCGCGGACAGGATTTGCGAGACGGCAGCGAAAAGAGGCGGCCCGACCGTTTGGACAAGGCCCGGAAGCTGCCGGCCCAGCGCATCAATCAGCGCGGGCAGCTCAGAAGAAAACCGGGTCACAATCGTTGATAGATTGTCAACGATGTTTTGAGCGGCAACGCCAACGACGCGGGCAAATTCCTCCGCGTCAATGCTGCCGTTTAAAAAGTTGTCATACGCCGCTTTGGCGCTGTTCATGCTGCCTTCAATCGTGCTTGACGCTTCTTCAGAGGTCGTGCCAGTGATTCCCATCTCCGTTTGTATGATGTGAATTGCCTCTGTCACGTCCGCAAACGAATCAATGGTCAGGTCGGCCATTTCTCCGTTTGCGACCTTTACCCGGTTCGCGTCGTCAATCAGGCGCTGCATTTCTTCCTTTGTGCCGCCGTATCCGAGCTTCAGGTTGTCAAGCATTGTATAATTCTGCTTGGCAAAGCCCTGGTATGCGTTTTGGATTGACGCAATGTCCGTCCCCATCTTGTTGGCGTTGTCGGACATGTCAATAATCGCCTGATCCGCATATTTGGCAGCGGCAACCGTGTCGCCTCCGAGAGACTGCAGCAGCGACGCGCTAAAGCTTGTCACGTTCTGCATATACTCGTTTGCAGACATGCCGGCCGTTTCATAGGCGCGCTTGGCGTTGGCAATGACCGTATCCGCGCTGTCGCCGAAAAGGGTTTCGACGCCGCCTATGTTCTGCTCCATCTGCGCCGTCGAATCAAGCGCGGCCTTTGTCAGGTCCGCAAATGCGTCAACCGCCTTTCCGGCCATTTCCACAGCTGCAGCGCCGATTTGACGAAACGCGCCGATCATGATTTCTTTGAAGGCGCCGTGTTCTCTTGCTCCGCGGTCTACGCCATGCCCTGCTTTACGGCCTGCGGCCTCCGCTTCGTTTTCGACGCCGTCGTCATTCACAACGACGCGATATATGATTTTGCCGTCTTCGCCCACAACCTCACCCCCTGAACAGGCTTGAATTTTTCAGGCTTTTTGCAAACTGCTCCCGGCGCTCTTCCTCCGAGATTTTGATAGCAACCTTTTGCTTTGCCTTCACCAGCGCTTCGACCTGCTTTGCATTGTCTTTTGTCAAGGCTGGGACCGGGCGCTGCCGGATTTCGATAGTTCGCATGAGCGCGGTATCGCTTGGAAGGTCGGAAAGCAGCTCTAAAAACTGAAATATGCTGATTTTGTCTTTCAGCAGGTCAACGCCAATTCGAAAAAACGCGGTTCGGATCATGCGTGCATCCTGATGAAAATCAATGTATCTTTCTCCTGTTGTCTCCGGTTTCGGAAGCAAGCCAAGAACGGCATTCAAAAGCCTGCGCCGCTCTTCGATTGTCTGCGGCAGGTCCTTATAACCGTTCTCCAGAAGCAAAACGCATTGCGTTTCTAATCGGTCCGCGACCGTCATGGCCGGGTCGTCTTGTATGTCAAGCGCGCGTAATACCCGATCATAAGACAGGTTTAGCCGGTAAATCTTTCCGTCAACCTCTGCCTCGGTTGGGTAATCGTCGTAAATGTTCATTTATTCACGGCTTTTGCCATCTCAAGCAGTTGCTTTTTCCGCTCGGCGCTTGCTTCCCTGACTTTCGGAATGATCTCATTATTGATAAACGGGAACAAATCAACAAGCATCTCCGTTGCTATTCCCGCCGCTTCTTTTTGGCTTTTGTTTTTCGCTTCGTAAAAAGTTAGCAGTTTATCGCAGTTATCTTCTCCAAATATTGCCGTAAAAAGCGCAATTACTGTCTGCGCATATGACAGCGCCGCTTCGTCGCTGTTTGGGTCTTTCATGATTGCGTTTCGTGCGATGCCGACAAGCTCGTATGCATGATCAATTTGCCCGCCGGTCCGATCAACGTTAATGTCAACGTCGAGCGTATAAGCAACATTCCCGTTTGGATAGACAAGTTGCAACTGCTCGACAATGCGGTTTTTCCTTTGTACTTGGTACATTTTCGCCCTCCGTTTTTGATATTAAGAACAGCCGGAAAGCATAAAGCTTCCCGGCCGCTTTGTTTTGTCAGGTCCCGGAAACGACCGTGGCGTCCCCGCTTCCGATAACTTTGTATGTCGTGACGTTTACCATTGCGACGGTCACTTTCTTACCGCTTGCAATCTCATACGTCGCGCCGTTGGTGAAGTCGTTCCAATCCGTCAGCACCGTGCCGGCAGGCGCGGACGGGGCCGTGTCTCCGTAAGCATAGACGAATTTGCAATTAGCGTCCGGGAAGGTCGGCGCAACCGTCAGGACAGTCATGCCGGCAACAGCGCCGGCCGTGCTGGTAACTGTCAGCGTGGACGACGCCGCAACAGTTTCGACAATCGGACTGCCGTTAAAGCTGAAGTCAACGGAAACGGCTGCGCCGTCAGTAGTCGCGCCGCCAAAACTTGAGACGTTTTTCATCGTCACTTTGTTTGTGTAGCGCGTCACGCTGCCGTCAGCGTTTGCGAGAGAAAGCCGGAGGGTCGTTTTGCGCGCCTCCATCAGGTTCAGGCGATTTCCGAAAATGAAATCCTGCGCCGCGTCTCCAACCTTGCGCACGCCGGTCAACTGAATGACGGGATGAATTCCCGTTACCTCATCGGAGCCAAAGCCCTTGCCGCACAGGAAAAAGTATTCCTGCACCTGCTCATTCAGGGCCTCGGTCATGTTGTTGAAACCGTCGCAAACAGGCGCCCAAGTCCGGGCCGACGCAAAAGGCGTAGTGTCGATTTCAAGGTCAACGCCATAAACAGCAAGCAGATAACTCATTGTTTAAATTCCTTTCACGTTGAATTTGACGGCAAGGCTTGAGCCGTAAAGCCATTGGCTATTTTGCTCTCGGCCTATCAGGCGCGGGCTTGCCGTTGTTTCGATTGCGTAGATTTGCCAAGCCTGATTGCTTGGAAAATCTTTGCGGCGCGTCAGCGCCGCATGTATAGCGTCAAGCTGCTGAATTACAGCAAGCTGATTGTTGTTTTTGCCGTTGCAGACAATATTCATGCTTTCGTTGCTGCCCATATCCAGAAACACGGGAAACGAGCCGGAGCTGCCCGTCATCGCAATGCCGTTGTCCGGCGGCATGGAGCCTGTAACAATTGATACTCCTGCAGCATCCTGGGCCATGTCAATGACCGCTTGCAATACATCGTTATACATCAACTGTCTGCTCCCCTCACAAATTCACGTTGCGCGACCTTGTGCCAATCGCGCCCGTATTGCTTTTTTGCCGCCTCAATCCATTGCGTCGTCGCAAGGGAATTGACGTCAGTATTGTGGTTTTGTATGACGTGCGATCCGTCCGGCCAACAGCCGTACCATTGATATGCCGCGTAAACGGTGTTGTATGTTACAGCGTAATCGTCTCCGATTTTCTCAACGCGGGCTGAATCTTCCAGCGTCCCTTCTGCGTGCGGCGTATACGGCCGCGAATCTCCCAAAATCTGCTCTGCGAGAAACGGACCGCAGCGCTCTTTGCCTTTTTGCATCCGGGCGGCAAGATGGGCGCGGTCAAGATTAACCTTGACGGCCATTAGACAAGCCCAAGCTCCCAATGATGCAAATTGCTCTCATCATCGGGCAGCGCATCCACGACGACAACCGTAAACGGTCCAATCATGCCGCCGTGCCTGTCGGCAACAGTTACCGTCATCACGCCGCCAAGCTTCTGCGTTGCCTCCTGCAGGGCTTCGTAATCAAGCGTCGGCGTCGAATAGCGGGCATCGACAAACAGAATGCCGCGCAGCGTAACCTCGGTATTCTGTGCGGTTTTGTGCGTGCTGTTGTCTGCCTGAATATGGACGTTTGCGACGGTGTAAACTGTCGGCGTAAGCGGATTTTGGTAGCGGTCAAAGCCGGAAGGGACGGAAAACGTCGCTGTATCGCGCAGGATTCTGCGCGGTATTGGTGAAAGCATCAGAAGCACCCCCAAGGCCACGGAAGCCGCGGCGGTTCTCCCATTGTCTGCACTTGCGGATTTAACAGGCCGGTTTGCTCCAGCGCCGCAATAGCGGCAGGGCAAACCATAGAGGCCGCGCCGGTTGCGCTTGCTTGCTTCCCTGCATCAACGCGGACCTTCCCGACAGTAAAGCCGTCTGCCGTCCTGCCGCTGATTGATACGTCAACGCCGTAATATGCGTAATACTCAATCTGCGCGCAAATGGCATCTGTAACGGCATTCTGCAGGAAAACAGGAAGAGCGGCAAACGTTTCCGCTGTCGCTCTCCCGTGCGTGATCTGTGCGATAATGCGCTCGGCTCGTGCCTCGGCGCGTGCAAAATCGGCGTCGGCAATCGGTTCCCCCAAATAGGTTTCCTTGTAATAGGTTTCAGTAACGATTGCCATTTGTCGCCCTCCTTATCAGGTCTTGACAACCTCGACGGCATCGCCGGCCGCAATAACAACGCCCTTCTGCTCGTTGACGAGCGCGACGGTAACATACTTGCCAGCGGTCTGGCTGCCGATGGTGACAGGATTATCACCCATTGCAACCCACGTTGCGCCGGCAGGCAGCGCCGCGCCATAGGTGCAGGAAACGGCAGCGTTGTTGCCAGCGCTGTAATACAGCTTCAGGCCCGCGGCCGCTGCGCCGGTCATGCCGATCAGATCGCCCGCAGCCGTGACAACGGTATCGCCGCTTGCCACAGTACCGGCAACGGACGTGACAGTAAGAGTGCCGAGAGACGGGGCCGCAACGGCGGCAAAGATGCCTGCGCCGCGCTGCTTCAGGTTGAAGACGTCGTAGTAATAGCGCTCGTAATAGAGCCACTTGCCCTTGCTCTGCGCGGTCGGGGCCGAAATCATGCTGGTTTCGTACACGATAGGAGCGGCAACCGCAGACGGGTCATAGAGGATAGCGCCGATCTGAGAAGCGCCCGCGCCGATTGCCCATCCGTTGGTGAAGTCGTATGCGGTCTTCATCATATCGGAGGGGACTTCGATAATCTGAACGCCGTCAAGGCGGGCGATATTGCGGTCAACGCCGCGGAAACCGCCGGAAGTCTCAACAAAGCGGGTCAGGCCGGTTGCCTCTTTCAGAAGCTTATAAATTGCAGGCGTCATGCGGCACTGCACGCGGTCGCGGTTCACGCGCTGGTCGGTCATGTACTCAAGCCAAGCGTCCCACTGCGCAAGAATGTTGGCGCTGGTCAGCGTGGTTGCGTCAATGCCGCCAAACTGGCCGGCGAATCCGGCAAGCTTGCTGGACATATACGCGTCCTGTTCGGGGACTTTCTGCTGCTCGTTGAAGGTCCGCGTCACGTTGGAAATGGTCGCAACCTCGTTGGTCTCGTCCATGTCCATCGGGTCAACAAGCGTGTCCCATTCGCGGTCCATAGCAAGGTCGCATGCCTGCCAATCAATGTCAAAATTCCGGTTGAAAACGCCGGTAATCTGATCGCGATTGACAGCGCGGGCGCCGCCGGTGGTCATGCTGGGAATATAGACGGTTTTGCCGCGGAGCGGACGGAAGCGGACGGCTTCGCCCTGATTCCACAGGTCAGCGTAATAACTGAGATAGGGATACTGATTTGCAAGGTCCTGCCCATACTGGGCTGCATAGTTCATAGGAGCCATGGTTTTTAATTCCTTTCTTTATTGTTTTTTTGGGGCATAACCCCAATAATCGGAAAAGCTCGGCGCGGTTTTGCCGGTTGGAGCGCTGCCCTGCGTGGGCGCGCCGAAATTCGGCTTTGCCGGCGGCGTTTCCTGTTGCGTTGGCGTGAAATATTCCTCGTATTTCTCGCCGATTGTCTTTAGCTGATCCGCAATAGCCGGGGCTTTCTCTGAGCGGTCAAGCATCCCGAAAACCGTCTCGCGGAATTTCGGCTTGACGGTCTGGAAGTCATCGCCGCCAATGGCGCGCAGCATATCGCGCTCGTTGGCAAGCTTCTGGTATTCCTCTGATTGTGTCACGTCAACAGGCGCGGTTTTCGCTGCTTCGAGCGCCGCGTCAATCTTTCCCTGAACATCGCTTGTCAGCGTATAGTTTGCGGAAAGACTGCGGTTGCCCTCTGTCATGATGTAATCAATCTGCTCATCGGTCAGGCCCTGGGCCTTTAGGTCAGCTCGTTTGAAAAGTGCCATTGTCTCCACTCCTTTTTACCGTCCTGAATGTCGGACGCTGCGGCATTTTCCACCCGCCGCGCGGTGAGATTGTATGAAAAAGGCAACCGTTCGGATTTACCAAACAGTTGCCTCAATCATTAAGTTTTTACGCTGCCGTTATTCGTCGTCGTCCGCGTCAGGCATCACAAGCCCGTCGGTTCTGCGCCCGTTCAGGGCGTCAATGACGTTTTGCAGCATGGTTTTTGCTCCGTCCAGCAGCGGAGCCTTGACGGCCTCGTCCGGCATCCGGTCCGCGGTTTCTATGATCTCCGCGGCCTTGTGCAGCGTCGCGCAAATAGGGTGCATTTCTCCGGCGTCGGCCATGAAGTCCGGCCGGCTCATTTTGGAAGTGTCAAGCATCTTCGTTTTCCCCCTTCTTTTTCCTCACGCGCTTCGCGGGCTTCTCTTCTGCCTGGGGCGCTGCCGGCGCTTCCTCCGGCTCCCCTGCGTCTGCGCGCAGCTCGGCAAAGCTTTTAAAAACTAAACCGCAGCGCCGGCAAAGAATACCGTCTGCGGTTCCGCAAAGCATCTGCAGCTCGTGTTTGCATTTGTTCATTGGCTTTTATCTAACTCCTTTCGGCAATAATAAAAGCACCGGTTTACGGTGCTTTTAAAATCGGTTTTTCTTAGTAAACTGCGTCCTCTTCGGGCGCTTCATATTCTTTGCCTGACTTAATGCACGGCTCAAGCGCGGCAATTATTTCCTCGTCGTCTGCTCCCATAAGCAAAAACGCCGGATAACCGCCAAACATTTTCTCGTATTTTGCTTTGATTTCTTCAACTTTTGACATTATATCATTCCTTCCACCATTTTCCAAACAGCGTTAACTGCATTTGGAAAGATTCTTTCCATTTGCGCGTAGCCTTCCGGGTTTGCAACCGCAGCGTCTAACACTTCCGCGAAAAATTCGTGTTCTGTTGCACCATAGCGCTTGTGATAGCTTGCGCCATGCCCGATGCCGAGAGGGTAGCCGATTCCGGTACATCCCTCTATTATATCGGAAACGTTCCCGTAAACAAGCTTTTTCTTATCATCAGGCAGCGCGTCCTGTTCTTTCTTCAGGATCGGGATAACATCGGCCATTCTCTTGACGCCAACGGATTTCTTGAAATCCTGAAAATCAGACTTTATGATGGAAAGCAGGCTTTTCCCGTCTATCGGGATATTTGAACGATAATTAAAGCCGTTCCTTCCGATCCAGTCAATCATATGGCCGAATTCGTGAAATGCGACCTCGTAAGGGGCTTCGTAGTCGCTGCCTTTCGCAACTTTGGCCGTATTCATGCTTACGCCTCTATCAATCGGTGAGAAATAAGCGCCGGCTTTTTTGTTTGGATTAACGCAAACAAGGTCGTCCGCGTATTTAACAAAAAGCTTTTGCGCCAATTCGCTTTTCGATTTTTCCAGCACGTCAACCATGCCGGTTTTGAAATCGTCGTCAACTCCCTTGACGTTAATAAAAGCATCTTTTGGCACAATTGTGGTCAACTGCTGATTGACTTTTTCCGGTTTCTGCCTCTGATCCGCGGGCGGCGTCTGGGCCTTCTTCGCTCCGTAAAGCTGTTCACGGTCAAAGCGGCGGGTTCTTCCGGTCCGGTCGATAAACTCGCGCATGTCCTTTTGCGCGTCCCGGACGCGCTGCTTTGCTTCCGGCGAATCGTCGCCCATCTCCACAACGCGCTTTGCTGCCCTGATTTTGCGCTCAAGGGCGCGCTGCTCCTGGGACTCGGCGTATTGCTTGTCGTTTTCCTCTTTCGGCTGCACAAAGTCCTGCGCGTGCGGGATCGAAACGCCCGGTATAATCGGGATCGGCGAATGCCCGCAATTGATTCCGAAAAGTCCGGCCGGCTCACCGTAGCTTGTCGAGCTGAGCGGATTATAACGCATTGTTTTGCCGTTTCCAAGCTCAATCTCTCCCGCGGTATTGTCCCACGAGTAAAGCTTTCCCTGATACGGATAACAAAGCGGACGCGCTCCTGCGTGAGCGGAAACTTGAAAAACCTGCGTATTGTAGTCGGTCATGCGGTTTTTTACGCTTTGGATTGCGACGTTATGGACCGTCGTTCGAATGTCCATATTGACGTATGCCTCCGGGGACCATGAGCGGCCCGCCCGGTCGTAAAAGCCTGTCAGCCCTTCGTCGGCAATCTTTCGTATTGCGTGCTGCAGCGCCTTGGTGCGCGTTTCAACTCCGATTGCAACATTGCCAGCGGCCTCGTTCAGCGCTTCCTGCGTCGCCTCCCTCTGAGCCATGAGCCTGCCGTATTCCTGATCGGTCAATTCAACAAGCCGCTCGTATTGGGCGACGCTGCTTTGCAGCATGGTCGTATTGACAAGGTTTAGATTGTTCGCCGCCTGCTGCTGATACTCCCGCAGGACCTCGTATGTACTGTCTCGCATTGCCGGCGTGACATATCCGGCCTTTGCTGCCTTGGCAAGCTGCTTCTCTATGTCCTCCAGCGCAAGCCGCCGCGTCTCTTCCATTGTGTCGCGGATTTTGTCAGGTAACTGCGCAATCCAACTGTTTATAATTGCTGCGTTCTCTTTTGTGAGCTGCCCCAGCTCGGAAAGTTTCTGAATCTCCCATGCAGCCGTGTGCGTCCACGTCGGGCTTGTGATATGCTTTCCGATGTTGACAAGCAGCTCGTTTGTCATGGAAATGTAAACATGCTCTATCGGGTCGGAAAGCTCTTGTATTTTCTGCGGCGTCAGCAAGGGCTTTCACCGTCCTTTACTCGGCCGTGTCCAGATTCAGCCGGTCAATCGTCATCCCTGTGACGCGGTTTTCCTGCGCAATGCGCTGCAGCTCAATGTCGGCGGCTTCCTCCGTCAGGTTCTGCCCGTATTTCGGATCGGTCAGGAATGTTTTCTTGCTCATCAGGCCGGCCCCGACAAGGGCCATTCCCTCGTTGATATTCGTTTGCCGGTCCTGGGTAATGCCGTCGTCCATGCCGATATTGATTTCGTAGCCGCCCTTTGCAAGTTCTGAAATGCTTTGCCCGTCTTCCGTCTCCATGTCATAAAGCGCCGAGACGGCAATAATGTTCTCAACAAGCCGCGTCACGGCCGGCTTGATCATGTTTTGAAAATTCTTTACGGTCTTATAGGTCTTGCTGTTTTCGCTGACAACCTCCGTCGCCGTCTTGATGCCGTTGTTTCTCGCGTCAAAGGAAAACGTGCCGGAAGAAAGCCCGACCTGCAGACAGAAGATATTCAGAAACGCGTTGATTGCGGCGACGTGTTCCTCGACGCGCAGCTCGACGCTGTTGTCCTGAATCTTCAAGCTGTCCGGGTCATCCGTCGAAAGCGCTTCGTAAGTCTCGTCTGTCGCGTCAAAGAAACGCCGCATTTCCCCTGTCTGCGGGTCAACAACGCTCTTGATCATCCTTGCCGGGACAATAATACGCTTTTTGCCAAGCCGGAATTCCCGCACAAAGCTGTCAAAGCAAATGTCAAGCGCGTGCAGCGTCTCCATTGCGTTTGCATAGATGGAAATGCCGAGCGGGCTATTGTCATCCACGTTGTTTGCAATCGGCGTTCGGAAATACGAGAACAGGGACGCCTCTATGCCGCGGATTTCCGTTTCCTCGTTCAGGAGCGGGTAAACGGTCGCCAGCGGAACGCGGACGCCGAGAATGTCCTGTGGCTCGTTGCTGCCCATTCTATACATGTCGGAGCGGTAAAGCTCGTTCGAAATGAAATAGGTTGCTCCGTTCCATTTGTGCCATTCAAGCCGGGTGAAGTAATAGCCGCCTTTTGCCATTCTGGAAATGAAACAAGCCTCTGAAATATTGGCATTGTCCCACGCGGTCGGTATAAACTGATCGGCCATGCAATAGCCGATTTTGATTTCGTCCGTCCCTTGGATTTCGTTGCCTTCCTCGTCGTGCTTGACGTCGCGCCAAACCTTCAGCGCGCATCCTCCGAGCGCCGCGGCCTGTTCGATGCTTTCAATCATTTTGACGTAAAAGTTGTTTTTCTTCAGGATGCCGGCGACGTATTTCTGAAGCGGGTCAACCGGGTTCGCGTCCGTCGGTTTAAAGCCGTCGGTCGTAACGGTTACGTCTGTTTGGTCCGTCCATACCATGCCGGCAAGCTCCGCGCAAACCGCTTTGCTCAGATTCAGGTAAAACATTCTGCGCTTTGCCCGCGGGTCTTTGACGGTCGGGGCCGTAATCAGATGCCAAGCCTCATAATATCCGCGGTATATCCATTTCCAAGGATAAATGCCGAAATTGTAAAACTGTTGAAAAGCAGGGACGCCGCCAAGCTCAAATATGCTTTTGAATTCTTTTGCAATCCCCAAATCTGCGCCGGTTGTCTGCATCCAGCCTTTCACCGCCTTTGTTATTTTATCGAAAATCATATCAGGGTTTCACCCCCATAGGCCATATTGTTTTGCAAAATAGTTGAATCCGTACCGCGTCGAATCCATGCAATGGTTATAGGCGTCCACAGGTTCGCCGTTTGTCCCTATGCAGTACAAACCAACCTCTTTCAGAAACGGCTCGACGCCGAAAACCGGGTCTTCCACAAGGAAAACGCGGTCATTCTGTATTCCGCTTTGCAGCATTTCAATTCCGACCTTCAGCCCTTTTGCGCTGCCTCGTATGTCGTGGCCGTTGTTGTCAGCCCCCTGGGTCATCAGGCCGAGCTTTTCAATTTCCAATCGGAGCGCTTTGCAGGCCGGGTCAATCATGATCAGGTTTTCTTTTATCTGGTATTTCTTTCGCATATACGGCAGGAATTCGCCGACAATCTTTTTCGCCTGATCGCTCATAGCCATTTGCCCGCCGTCGTAATACCAATTGCCGACCTTAAACAGCTTATAATCCCGCGGCCCAATCATTGCGTCACCGAAAAAGCCGGCAATCCAAAAGTCAATGCTTGTTGCGTCCGTCGTGCCGCCGTCTCCTGATACAAAAGCCTCGACAGGGACAAAACCGGCCGGCAGGCGCGGGACAATATGCTTCTCCGGGTTAAACATCCAGTAAATAACGCCTTCCGGGATTGCTCTTTCTCCGAGCCAATCGCGTTTGTACAGAAAAGGGCTTTTTCTGCATGCCGCTTCTATTTCCTGCAGCCGTTTCGGCGTCAGGACCGGATTGTCCGCGCAGGTCCAATGCAAAAACCGGCTATGCTGTATCTCAAGTACATTCTTAATAACCGGATCAGCCGGTGACGGCGGGTTAAGGTCCGCAACGTGCCAGCGGTCTTTTGCTGCATAGGTTCTGCGGAAACATTCCTGTATCATGCTTTCGTGCAGCAGGTTTATCTCGCAAAAGTAAACGCTGCCGAGCGACATGCCCGTAATAGCTTTGTGGCTGTCGGCCTTGCCGCCGCCCTTCCAATAGACTTTGCGGTCGCCATTGGGCAGCTTGACAAGCAGATGCGCGCCGCTGTCATCGTGAGAGACGCGGCATTTCCCTTTGAAAATATGCAGCAGGCCCATGCCGTCGCCGTCCATAATCAAGCGGAAAGCCTGCTCCGCTGAATATCCGACGATTAAATGATTCTCGTCCCTGCTGCCGATCAGATGCCGAGCAAAGCGCATGGTCCCGGCCGTGGTCTTGCCGCTTCTCGGCGTCCCTTCCAGCCAATCAAGCGTGTGGTCAAACGGGGCCATGATCAAATCGGCCTGCTTTTCGCTCCATTTAATCATCTTTTCGTTTCTCTTCCAGCTCGTGCAGGCTTCTCAACAGCTCGTTGATTTCGCCGCCGGAGTCTGCCTGTCCGTCTGTCTGTCCGAGATAGTTCTTGCCGAGAAAGATGGCCATAGCTGCAGACGATTCGGAAAGCTTGAGCTGGTTCTGTCTCAATTTGATTTTCAGGGCAACGCCGCCATTTTGCCGTTTATACTCTTGAAAATTCACCCCGAATTCCCGTTTGCACCATCTTGAAATCGTGTCAATATTCGCCGGCTTCCCTGTTTCGTCACGGAAAAACCATGCTATTTCGTCCCACGCGCAGCCAAGGCCGACAAGATCACAGAAAGCTTTCTTGTCGAATTCTTTTTTAGGTCTTCCGGCCATGACATTTTCACCAACTTTTCAATTTAAAAGCCAAAGTCAAATAATCCGTCTTCTTTCTTTTTCTCTTTTCCGGCAAACGCCTCAAGCTTCCTGTCGTATTGCCGCTGCAGCTCTGTGTCCGTCGCTTCTAAAACCTCATAGCGGAACGGCTTGCCGAAATGCTTCACGCGCTCCAGCTCGTTTTTTGTTCCCTGCGAAACGCCGTCATGGATCAGCAGCACGCGGTCCGCGGCCTTTATCACGTCGTCGCTGCGGTGTTCGTATGCTCCTGTTCTGTATTTGAAATTCAGAAAATGCAGCTCTAAAACAATCGGAATCTCTTTTGCAACCTGCTGCGCAACCGTGCAGACGCCGAGCGGTTCCTGTGTCGTGACGATCGTATCCGCGCCGCTCTTCTCCAATTCGTCGTAAATCAGCATCTTGACGCGGTCGTCTTTAAGCGTTCTGCTTCCGAATACGGCAAGTTTCATGGTTTGCCCTTCCCTCCCTACCCGCCGGCCGAAAAAGTACCAAAAAGGACCGGCAGCGCCGCTTGCGGCAGAATGACGCCTTGCCACAGAGAGAAGGAAAGGCAAGAGCTTTCTAACGGTCATCCTTTTACCGCATCGGCGCATGGAAAAGCGGCAGGCGCTCCCACAACGCTTGCCGCTCTTTCTTCATCTTATAGCATATCACATGTTTAATATGATATTCTATGATCAATTTTCGGCCTCTGACAGTTTGCGGCCGATTGCCTCAATGGCGTACTTGCGGATTTGCATTGTATAGCGCCAAGAATAATGCAGGCCTGCGGCAACCTCTTCCCATGACAAGCCGCGCGTATAATAGTCAATCAGGGCAACGCGCTGCCGCCCGTCTTCCAGCGAAAGAATCATTTCTGTTATTTCTTTCTTCACTTTCAGCAGCTCTTCCTGCTTTCTCAAAACCATGTCGGAATACTCCGCAAGCCGGTCCAGCTTGTGCGGGTCTTTGCTGCCTCCGACCTGCTCCCCGCCATAATTGGCCGTTATCCTTGTCGCGCGTTCCCGCTCTTCCCTGACGGCCTTCTCAAGGCTTCGCAGCTCTTTGTCAATGCTGCGGGCGCGGCCGAGCCATTGCTTAACCTCTTTAGCTGTCATTCTTTTTGAATCCCCTCCTCATCCTGCTGAGCGCGTCGTTTCCTCTGCGCTGGGTCTTTTCGATCATCTCGCAGGCATATTCATCAACCATGCCCTTTTTAATCTTGCGTTTATTGGCTTCCTGCCGGCTGCGCCAGCCCGTCAAATATCTCTCGCAGGTCGCGTGACATGTCGCGGATCGCTCCGGGCAATCCCGCGGGCATTCTGTTTCTACCTCACGTCTCGTAAATCCGAATTCCATAATTTTTCAGCATTAGCTTGCGTTTCAGGATATATTCCTTTGTTCGGAAGCCTTTGCAATCCTCCACAATCATTTTTCCGTCGCGGTAATAAACGAAATCGGCAACGTAATACGCTTCCTTTTCAAGCAGCTTCCCCTGCTTTACGCCTCCGCGCGGGCCGACGGTATCCGGCTCCCTCTGCGTCTCTATGACAACAAACTTTACCTGCTTCTGAAGGCCGGATATTTCGCCGGCCCTCTCCAACAGCTCAAGCTCCTGCGCCCGGTTTCTTTCTTTTTTGCTGTCATAGCCTCCGCTGCGCTGATTCCCGTATTTGTAATAGCCTCTCATTGCAGGTAGAGCGTTTCAATAATGGCAAGGTCGAAAACGCCGACCAATTCCCCGTTGTTCAAGGCAATGATATAGGACTCGTCTTCCGGGTTCGCAGCTATGCGGTCCGCGGGTATATTGATCGTCGATCCGTCCGTGCATTTAACCATCAGCCTATTTTTCTTTGTCATCGCTTCAGCCATTGATAATCTCCTTAACCGAAATGCTCACAATCCGGTCAATATTGAAAAGTTTTTGCCCGCCGTCAACCGGGAAGCAAAGAAAGCTGTTCTCTTCCAGCTCTTGTTCTAAGTTATCAAAGCGCCCCTCTTTGTCTAAAAAATCAAAGCGGTTTCCGTCAACAGTCTTGATGCTAAGCGTTTTCATTTTTCCATTACCTCCAATAATTCCGGCTCATCGCCTATTCCGTAAAGCTCTGCCATTAGTTTATTATAGCGGCGTACATCTGACGCCGGCAGGTATTCCGATCCGAGCCAATCGCGCAGCCTCTTCGTGATCCGCGCAAGCTCAAAAAGTTTCTCTTCCCGGTTCATTCCGTCGCCTTCTGTCTCAGCCAGTCAAGCAACTTTTCGGGAGGCCAGCCGCCCCCACAAGTAAGTGCGAATGATTCAAGGCCGCTCATTTTATTCGCCAGTTCCTCATCGCTCATGCTCCTAATGCGGTCGGCATTGGTCTTAACATCTGCCATGCAGTATGTCACTCCAGCCTTTGTTTCTTCCGTCTTTCTCAAGATAATTGCTTCTGGCATTTGTGCCATCACTCGCCCTCCTCTGCTTCTATTACCGCACCCCACCGAAGTTTCTCAACACTCTCAACATTTGCTTGATAATACTTTTCACTTTTATCAACGCAAGCTGTTGCAATTTCAATTTCAACATCTCCGTCCATTGGGCAGTCGAGGAGCAGGGATATCAAGTCTCTTACTGTCATCACTCGTCCTCCTCCGCCTTTCCCTCATAGCCAACTATCCATCGCATACCATCACAAGGGGAAATCACGACCCTAATCTTGCAACCGAAAAGCGTTATCGTTGCGCTGTCCTTATGGAGAATATACTGTTCCGTGCAGAAACGATTGAACAAATCTTTTGTCATCCAGATTGTTATGTCCCTTACGCTGAACATACCGTTTCCTGCATCTACGACATCGCTTGCAATACGGGCAAAAATTTCATCGTTTGTCATGTCTCGCCATCCTCTGCCGGTTTATAGTCCTCGCAAAAGTAAGCATGTATTTCCCTGTCCGATCCATGAAAAGGGCAATACTCACATCCGCAGGTTTTGCAGTTCAGTTTTTTGCAGTTCATGTCTCGTCTTCCTCACTCGTCGGGATGATAGTTGGAGCATCATCAATGTCCTCCACGGCAACACCCAGAATGCACCCCATCGGGTCGTAAAACTCTCCCGCCTGTTTTTTGAGCGCATCCCTGTCTATCAAATCCCCATGCGGCGGGACGGGGATGAGAGGGCAATCTTTGTGTCTTTTACCTCTTGTAAGCGCATAGGTGACAGTGCCGATCAGCGGGCAGCCATACTCTCCAAATAGTTTGCACGTTGCACAGCTTGTAGGCATCTTCATGCTATTAATTAAAATAGCCATACTCACTCCTCCTTCGGCGGCTCTGGTAGTGGCATCCAATGGGTGACATTGTGATAACCGCCTTTCGAACAACGGTTGAAGAACGTTCCGTTCCACCATCCTTTGTCAATGTCGTAATGTTTTCCTCGTTTGTTTGCAACAAGGATGTTTTCACCCTCTTCCGGCAACCGCTCTGTCACGGGAATCCATCGGGGCTTGTTGCCAGAAACGACCATGCGTTCAATCTCGCGTTTCATCCCGGCAATCGCGGCTTCGTCACCGTGTAGCTTCATGCTCAGCCCCTCGATGGCATCGGCGGCTCTATGCATTAGTCCACACACGCAAACACTTGCGATTCCGCTTGGCACGCTTTTGTCCGCTATAATCACATCATAGGCACATTTTTCGCAGACTTCTTGTGTGTCATCCTCTTTGGCATCACAATGATGCTGCCGCAGTTCTTCAATCAGTTTATCGTACATAGCTCCTCCATTTCTTTTTCGATGCTGCCCGCGCATCGCATCCCGTAATCGCGGAAAACTCCGTTTTTCTCGCAATACATGTCGCCGTCTATTTCGACGGCATGACCGCAGGCTGAGAAAAGCTTTTCTTTACCAGTAAACATTTCTCGGAATGTTTCCGTCGGTCCGTAACATCGCGTCATCTTCAACGCTCACCCTGATCTGCTTCCGGTCAAGTAAGCTGCCGGAAGTCTTCCGCATAAGGGCAGGTCGCCCAATGCGGGATTCTCGCAAGCCCGTCGGGGCGGCATTGAAAATCAAACGTACATTTGATAACCTCGCCCTTGTCGTTGACGACAACGTCGTCGTAATCCGGGCTTGATCCTGCTTTATATTCCACAAGCCCTTCGTTGCATGGCATCCACTTGCCTTTCGGCGTCTTAATGAAGACGATCGGCGCGCCGCATCTTTTACAAGTCGCCATTTTCTTTCTCCTCTGGTCCCTCAATCGTTATCTCAATCCCCGGCCAAATCTCGCGCTTTTCTCCAACCTGGGCATAGCGGCAAACCCATTTTGCGGCGTCCTCGGCCTCGAAACGCTGCGCCCCGTGAAACTGCAGCGCAAGCAGAATGCTGTGATACCGCCAAGTCTCGTGCCGTTCTACTTCTGTCGGATATTTGACGCCTTGCCGGCCGGGAATGCAGCGGATAACCGCCACATTCCCCGTCTTGTCGAAATAGTTTCTCATGCTGCAGCCCCCATTTTCAGAGAATACCAAGCGACGTTTGAATAACCGCCGCGCCGGTTCGGAACGTTAATATACGTCGTCTTGATGGTATAGCCGCGCTTTCGTATGTCGTGAATCCGGCCCTTGTAATTCATGATGCCCAGCTCTTCAATGCACTGCAGGCCGGTAATGCCGTCGTGCGACATGAGATATTCCAAAAGAATCAGCCATTGCTGTTTTTCCATCATTGCGCCCTCCAAGTATGCATATTAGCGGCGTTTTCGTAACTGTCCCGCAGAACAAAGTCGTTTGGACTCCAAGCGCCGTATACCATGTCCGGCGTCAGGCCGCTCGGAATAATGCTGCTTTCCATGTACGGCCGCACAATACTTTCGGCAAGCTCCCTGTCATGCTGCGAAAACGTCTTGTCGCTGCCGTCGTAAAACATCCATTGCCCCGGCTGCGCGCAAACCTCTTCAAAGCTGTTCGGATAACTCTTGTTCATGACGCGCGCCAGAATGCACGCCGCTTCTGTAAGCTTTTGTTGGTCTGTGCCGAGCCTCGCAATTACGCCGGCAACGGCGTCGGTCGCCTGATTGATTGCCGCCTCCCTGCTTGCCTCTCCTGTCAGGAAATATTGCGCCGCCTGCTCCTGCTGCCGCTGCTCGTGGTAATCGGCAAGTTTCTGCTCGTAATATGCCGCTTCCTCTGCTCTTACGCGGTTCTCCGTTCTGACTTTGACAATCCAGCCCGTCAGGCAGCATCCGACCATCATGGACGCGGCCCAAACGAAAAGAATGATCAGCGACAGGCCATAGCGCTTTTTCATCTTGTAAACGCGGTCCTGCATTTCGTGGCGCAGCTCCGCGCGCAGTCTCTCGGCGTTGTCATTCTCCGCTGCAAACAACGGAAGCTTTGCCCTTGCGTCAATTTCGTTCATGGTGTATAATCTCCTTTACCGTTTCTTTGTCGTGCGGCTTTCCGGTGGATCGGACCGGGAGCCGCACGCTTTTTAATTCATCATGTCTTCAAGCATCTTCAGCTTTTCAACGTCTATCGTGGTCCTGCGCTTTGCCTCTGCTGCCGTCGTGTAAGACTTCTGTTTTGCCGGAGCCGGCGTTGCTTTCTGCTCCCAACCTCTGTTCCGCAGCCATTTTGCCGCGTTCGGCAGAAATCTAACCTCTTCGGCCGTCGTAGCCTCTGCAAGCTCCTTTGCTGCTTTGATCAGCGTTTCTTTCGGGATTCCCATTGTTTCGGTCGCGTGGTCGTATTCCATAAAGGCTTCCCGTATATCGCCGCCGTTCTTTTTCGGATAGGCCGACCAAAACGCCTGAAAACCGTCGTCTTTTTCGTCTTCTCTGTCTCTCAGCCTCGCGCGCGCGTTATCTTTCTCTTTCTCTAACTCTATCTCTTTCTCTATCTCTTTCTCTACGTTACAAACGCGTTTCACTTGCGTTTCACTCGTGTTACTTTGTAACGTGGGTGCGTTACATTGTAACGCTTGCCTTTCTCGAAACGCCCGGACGCGCTGCGCGCTTGCGTTCTCGGAGCCTGTATTTTCTACGACCCACGGCAGGAAAAATGACCTGTTGTCATTGGTTTCTGCAAGCCCGGTTTTCAGCAGGTAAAGCAGCGTGACCTCTACGTCGTCAGGGTTTTCGTCAAGGTCAAGCGCCAGCTCTTCCGCGACGTTCTCCTCTAATCCTGTCCACGTCAGCACGCCCTCGGACCGGAGCGCCAAAAGCTGCATTTTCAGGTAAATAATTGTGTAAGTATCGCCGCCAGCCTGATTGCGTAGCTTTTTGATTCGCTTACTTGTGAAAAAGTCCTCTTTCAGCTTCAGCCAGTAATAACGCTTTCCGTCTGCCATGCCGCTTCGTCTCCCTCTGCCGCTGCCGGCTCAGCTTCAACCGGCTGAGCTTCTCCTGTTTCGCTGTCTACGATAAACGCCGCGCCGTCAATCGCGCCGTCTGTAAAATCATCCTGGGCAACGGCCGTTGCAAGGTTCATGGTCGCCCGGTCGGCCGCGTCCTGATATTCAATGCTCATCAGGGCATATTTACCGCAAAGCCGGCGTATTACGGTCTTGCGCGCCATCGCATCAAAGTCCTCGCGCCATCCGCGGCTCATGTATTCGCCTTTGCGGTTTTTCTTCTCGTGCTTTTCAATCTGCTTGCGCGTCATGTAAATGGTTTTCTCCGCGCCGTTCTTCAAACGGAAATAGCCGGCATATCCAATGATCGGCAGCGCCTCGCGCTCGTCTTCGTCTTCAATCCATTTGAATTCGGCATTGCCTGTCAGACGGTCGTAGCTGATCAGCTCCCCCTCGCGGACGTCCACGGCGTCAGGAATGCGGGAATATGCCCCGGTTCGCAGGCAAAGCTGCGTCATGCCCTTATAGCCAATAACAAAGGTTGCCTGCATCTTGCCTTTGCTCCGAAACGGCACAATATAGGCAAATCCGAGTGACGGGTCAATCGGCAGGTCATACGTTGCCGCCTGGAGCGCGGATTTTATAACGCTCATCGGGTTACTGTAAAAGGCTTCCTGCAGGCTTTCGTTGTCGTTGATCATCGAAACAAGGCTGCCGATAAACTGCGGCGCGCGCTTGCCGAGCAGTTCGTCAAAGCGGCTGCGCATCTTCTCGCTGTCAAGCAGGCTGTTGAGC